AGTGTGCAGGCATGTAGTCGACGTATGTTTTTGGGTCAGTCCACACTCTGTGAGGAAAAACGTACTGTTTTGTCAACAGCACATTGTTTACATCAGCTGCTCTTGTTGCCATATCCACATACAATGCAAGTTTCACAATCAACATCGTGAAAGTGTCAGCACCTACCGTTCCGTTCTGGTATGCACACTCCATATGTTGCACTCTCCAATAATCGCACTCTACTCCTTTGTAAGTGGCTTTAAGTTCTAACCCCATACTATTCCCCCTTCTTTGTATCAAGCCGTGGTTTCTCTCTAAAGTAAGTATGTCTTCCTACTCTCGCCACCGCATCCATATCCTTTGCCCAGTATGGCAAAGGAAAGCGGTTGAGGTTCTCGAAATGAGTAGCTCCCTTTATAGTGTCCGGTATCTTCCCCGACACCAGTCCATCAGTAACATCTTTAATTTTGTTGAACACTCTCTGTTCGAAGTCATTGAACTCGAGGTTGTCAGCTTTCTGCCATTGAGGAGATTTGGTTTGTATCGCAGATGACATGCCTTTGATGACCTGACTCAAACTTTTACCGTATCTCCCACTCTTCAATCGGTTAAGTGCGGCATTCCCAACTGCTATCCAAGCTTGTGGTCCCCCTCCTGCGTCTTCAGCAAATATCATCTTAGCCATTAAGGTTGAGTCGACGTCAAGGGGATTTATAGCATCGGCAGTGTATACCTGTCCTTCACCGTTCATTGAACCCTCCTAATTATGTTTCGTTGTGAACCATCTGCCAAGCATTGGTATCAACAGTTACTTGACAGTATATGTACACATCGTGATTACTGGCATCTCCAGGGTAGTCAATAACGCAGAACGTCCCTCTAGGATAGTTTGAAGATGTAGGTACAGCAACATTGTGTAAATGAACAACATTCTTCAGTGGGTCTTGGTTGCCAGCAAATAGATATTCAAATAAATCTTGTTTTGCACTCATCTCCTTCTCCTTCGTTTAAGTAAGGGGCAGGAGGTCAAGTCACGCGACGATAAAGACGCCTCCCACCCCTAAATTTCTACTCCTCGCCTGATGCTTCCTCTCCTTTAACTTTTGCTGCAGCAGCCTCCTCGTCTTGTCTCTCTATCTCTTGGAGACATCTTTCCTTCATCTCTTCTCTTGTGTCCATAGTACCTCCAGTTTATGGTGCTATCTGCAACATTATAATTGGTGCGCCTTGTCCTCCAGCTTGCGAGTACGACATGACTGAACCAACTATCTGTGCATCAGAGTACCCAGAAGTATCCTGCACATCAAGCGACCCATCATGACGCGCTACCACACAACCGTGGTTTGCGGAAGCACCAACAGATGTTTGTGGTGCTATCCAACAAGGACCCCAAGTCTGTAGCCAGAAATATGGGTTAGTTGTAGTAGCCATCCTCATCGGAAGACCAGCCCAATAACGTAACCCACCAGGGTTTCCAACACCAACTCGGTATGGGCTCCCAATGGCTTCCACATGGTAAGTAGTAGCTACTGTTGCTAGTGGTAACTCTCCATCAAGAGTGATAGTCATGGTTCCACCCGACACTGCTGCATTGTTATCCAAGATGCCAAAATACATATTCTCGTTGGCAGAAGCATCAAATATGACCAAGCTTCCACCCTCAAGAGAGTGAGCAGCAAACACACCATCATTAGCAATTCCATCAGCTGCACCAACAGTAACATAAATCTTGTTATCACCAACCACCGATGCTGTAGCTATAGCTGCATATGCAATGTCTTGGTGGTAGTAACTATACGCTAAAGTTGATGTTCTTGTAAACGATGCTATTGCTTTTGCGTACCTGAATGCACGGTCACCCCTTACACATCTAGTCCCCAATCTGTGCTTTTGTGTTGAACTTAACTCATAGATGTCTTGGTTGAGTACTGTTGCGTAAGGTGCTGAACCTAATACTTTAGACATCTTCTTCCTCCTACCTTACTCCCCTCGGGGAGAGTCGAACGGGTAACCTGGCTGACCGTTCGAGGTTGAGCTTGGCCAGGACAAGCTTGTTACCCAATCTATTCGGCAATGCTGAACATAACCCCTTGTCTTTTCCTGTTGCTACATACTAGGTTTCCAACTGCCATGCTGTGTGCAACTACATCGCGAGGTTGGTTGATGATTGGTAGCCAATCACCGAGAGTAAAGTTCTCAACAGGGTCTGCTACCCACTCGAGGAAGTTGGTGTTTAACATATAGAGGTAACCATCAGAAGCACTTGGAGACCAAGTCATTGGTCTTCCTTTATATGCTAAGTCACCAAACCCAAGGTCAGCCAGCTTCCTATCGGAGATGAGAATTCTACTGATTTCCAATGCTTCACTCTCATAGAACTCGTGGACGTTCTGTGCACAGATGATTATGTCTGGAAACCTGGTTAGTCCTTCTCCCTGCTTTCCACAGTTGTTAAACATAATGTTCATCCTCTTTCTTAGATGAATAGATGCTGGGTACGATGACATATCCTGGTACTGGTTTCTCCACCAGCTGTAAGTGTTCTGGTTCAGATTACCAACCACTGTACTAGAGGTCGGGTCATTCTTCACTATGTTTGCCAGTCCATCTATAGCGTACCCACTGTCCCCTGTACCATCGCTAAACAGGTTAGTCTCCATGTGGTCAATCAACGATGATTGCAGATTGTTAATATCTGCATTAACCTTCTTGATGAGTTGAGCTTTTCCCCTGTTCATCTGGAAGTCGGCGAAATACCTAACGATGTGACCAGTCAAGTACTTCCAGTTCCAGTGAACGACAGTAAGAGGGTCAGTTGCTGATATATCTACTGTACCTCCACGTCCGATGAACCTAACTGTCTCATTCTTGGCGTACTGAAGCGGTATCTCGATGGAACGACCACCGGATTGTGTGCTCATCTTCCCTTTCTTTTTGATGGTGTACCAGAAAGGTGTTGCATCGAAGATTTGGTCGACCACTGTGCGCCAACGGAGGTACCAAGTAGTGGTATACATTGTGTTTAGTTGTTCAGTCAATGAAGGTGGCATTTAACTCTCCTATGCTTTCTCACTAGTCCCGAATGCCTTATCGAATGCTACGTTGCCAGCTTCCTCTGCTGTTAGTTCTTTTCCTTGCGTAGCTCCTTCAGGCACTCCTTCGCCCTTCTCGGTCAAAGCTTTTCGGTCATCCTCAGCTTTCTTTTTGTCTGCTTCGGCTTTTGCAGTAGCAGCCGCTGTGCTCTCCATCTTCCACTGCTCATAACATTTTTCTGCGCCCCAAGTAGGATTTGCTTTGGCTATCTTATAGATAGCATCCTTATTGGGGTCAAAGTCTGGGTGGCGTAAAGCAGCTAAAGCGACGTCTACCTGAGCAAAAGCTTTACCAATTGCTTGCTCAGTTTGGTCTATACGACCAGCCATCTCTTTAATTGCTTTATCAAGCTCACTTTTCGATTTGCCGGAAATGTGTGCAGCAATTTCTGCTGGAGAAGCATTGTTATAGTCAATCTCCGCACCTGCAGGTGCCGGTGTCGCTTTACCTCCACCTTTCACTACCTTATCTTTGTAATCCAGGTACGTTTCGCTGAGAAGCTCTTTGTCTGCTTCGTCGAGTCTGCGTTCAAGGTCTACTTTCGCGGCCTTTAAGTTTTCTACTTCACCCTGCAACTTACCCAGAGCCTCAGTAGCTTGAGTGAGTTGCTGCTGAAGGTCGCCTCCAGCTCCTCCTTCGCCACCATTTCCACCTTCACCTGCGAAACTGAGACTTAACAGGGATGGCAGAAATGGAAAAATTTTGTTAAATGTGCTTCGCCACATTATTTTTCCTCCTTCTTTTGCTCTTCCTTAGCTTTCAATTCTTTCTCCTGCTGTTTAGCCAACTTTGCCTTCCAAACAGCATACTGTTTCATCATAGCTCTCCAAGCTAAATCCCTCTCTGCACCTGTAATATGTCCGCTGAACTCTACATCGTAAGGACGATTTTCATAGACTGTGATGACAATTGTCCCCTTAACTACTGGCTCGTCGGTTCTAGTAAAGACAGGTTTCGTTGGCTCGGGAGCTGGTTCCTCTTTAACTTCACTCTGAGTAGCTTCCACCCTCTTCCTAAATTGGGTCTTGTCACCAGTCTTCCCTCTTGTCTCCTCTGGGTCTGGCACGTTACTCCGACGAACCTGACTAGGAACTGGAGCTGGAGGTATTGCAGCTGGGTCCTGTTTCCTCTCAACTGGATTTGCATGTATCGGCATTCTTCTCACCTCCTCACAATAACCTTGCCGCTATTACATCGTGCTTCTTACACTCTTCCTTTAGATGCTTTTTACTTCTGATGAGTATAGGATGGTCGGTGATGTCCTCGTACACCATTGGTTTGAAGATGTGGACTGCTGGACCCGCTGTTTCTCTTTCTTTTGCACACTCGTCACACTCACTCATCCGTTTGTAGCCGTGCTTAGGACAAATCATTGACACTGTCTTCCCCTTCATCTTCTTCCAACGTTTAAACTTAGGTACCACTACATCCATTACATCACACTCCCTACCATCTGCGCGTTCTTGGCAGCTCTCTCTTGTAACATTGTTGGGTTCTCCAACATCCTATTTTGGGTCTGCATAAACTCCCTTTGTCCCATCGGTCTGTTCATTGTCTCTTGAGCTTCGGGCAGTATCTGCAACGCATCCATCCACTCATACTCCCGTAACAACATCCTCATCAAATAGTCGATGTTTGCTCTGGGGTTCTTAGAGAGAGCTTGGATGATTTGGACTATCTCCTGTTTCTTCATAGCTTTTGTCGTTGGTGTCATACTCTCCACGTCAACCTTGATGTTGTACTCTGCTTTGTTCTCCTTTGCTGTATATACCACCCAATACCTTGCTCCATCGTAACCTACCACTTGCGCAACTTTCGACACATCCCACTTCTGGAATATAATCTGGTTGACTTTGCGAACAATTTTAATGAGAGCGTCAGCAACTATGTCCCTTCTCTCATCCATCCTCAATTCTCTTCCAGTGTGGACCAACTGCATCTCATACTTTGTCCTTCGACCAGGTGGAGCTTCGCCAAGGTGTTGGCGACTATGACCGAGGAGAGCACGAACCTCGGAACGAATGGTTTCTGTCCACAAAGTCAAATCCTGTGGAATGTGCGGTTGAAGTAAAGCAACTACTTTGTTAGGGTCTCCTTTGACTTTCACCACAGGCCCAACTTTCTCACTTAGCATCTTGTCAATCTCTGGGTCATCTATCAAGTGTGCCTCCACAATAAACTTAACCAACGCAATTCTACGGTGGAGCATAGCTTGAGTTTTAGTTTCATTTATCTCTAACTGTTGTGGTTCCATAATCTGAACATCAGACGGTCCCCAGTAATACTCAGTATCTTCATTAAAAGTGAAGTCAGCATAAGGTGCACCTTCAATTTGAAGGACATCTTCGGCTGGTTTTCTAATCCAACCTGAGTGACCAGGAACGAATGCTTTTATCTCTTTCCGCTTCATATCTCGTATTTCGTGTATCTCCACATAATCAGCTTCTTGTGTTAGAACTTTGAAGAAATCGGCGTATGCTGGGTCTTTATACAACATCTCCAGATGAGTACCTTGCAAATTCGCTGTGTTTGTATACTTCGGGTCGTTCTTTACATCCTCCAATTTCCTTATGACAACGTGGTCTATCCACTCACAATCATCAAGTGTTCTAGTTCCAAACGGGACAATGATGCGGTCAGGCATAACTCTAACCGCCCAGGGCATCCCAGTTTTGACGTTGATGTTGTACTCGACTCTGTCTTTTCCTTTCCTTCCCAACTGACTGATAGGAGTCTCCAACACACTCGCAATCCTATCCAACGCTGATACACCTCCATAAAGACTATCATATCCCAATTTGATTATCCCTCTGTTGGTATAGTAACAATCACTCACCGCCGTCTTCATATAGCCTTTGATTGCCAGTTCCTGTAATAACCAATTATCAACTGCTTCGACAATTTTGGCGTGGAGTTGAAGACCGGGTTTGAACCCACAAACCCAGGGAATATACCTCTTCCATAATCTCTGTAGGTTTTCCAGCGTTTGCTATTGCCATACTTTTCTTTGTATCTAACTCCAGATTCTATTGCTTCCTTCCATTTCTCGATTGTGTTATCTTTAGGCATTATTTTGCTCCCCTACTTTTTAGTGCTGCTGCTGTTGCACCGTCCTGTTTTTTGACGTGGTGTACTTCTCCTCTATATGCTTTGTTACCTAAGTAGCAAATATTGATATAAACACCTTGTTTTGGGACTATGCGCCGTATACGTCCCCCTTTACTTCTGCACATATTAAATCCTGCTGGCATTGTTACCTCCTATCGTTTGGCAAGGTATACATAAAGGATGCCGTGGTCTATGGTGGCTAAATCTAAACCATCAACAATGATACCATCCTTACCAAAATTGTGTCCATCTGTATACCCATTAACCGACACATCACCTAACTTAGTCTTCCAAATCTCTTTCCCGTTCCCATCGTGTAAAATGCAGTCATCTTCATCTGTGGTCCCTATAAAGAAGACTGAAGCAAGGCGAAGAAATGTGCCAGCTGCTACTACCTCTTCAGCTGTATCTAGTACATATCTCCCACTATGTAATAGGTTTGCCATTGTTTTACCTCCAGTTTACTACTTTTGTCATAATTTCAGTAATTGAACTTACTGACCTGCCAACCCCGCATATTCATTTTGACGTTGGAAAGGATATGGCGCCTTATACCTGTTTCTCTGACTCTTTCTTATCTGTTCCAGTGTAAACTGGTTATACTTCGGCTTCGGCTTCTCTTCCTTTTTCTTTTCGTACTCGGTCGCAACATATCGGTCTATCTGCCAAGACAACGCGTCAATAAGGTCATCGTGTTTACCAAATGGAAACTGATACAACTCATCTTCCAGTTCTGTCATACCTTTCTTTAGGAATATAACTCCATTCTCAAATAAAGGAGACAATCTGTTTTTGATGCGCTGTTCCTTCTGAATTCTCTTTGCTTTTACTGCCTCTATATTGTAGTACTCACCTCTCTTCGCCATTTCCTCTTTAAATCCAGCTTCGAGGTGAGCATATCGATTAGCTTCTAGTCTAATTTTCGATGCACCATCCAACTTAGCGAGGTCCATGCCTGTCGCAATTATCTGTTTATCAGAGAGTCGCTGTCGCCTATACCTTCTGATAAATATTCCTTTTTTGGTGTGTTTACACGATACGATACCACAATAGTCCTGACTCGCTTTCCCAGTTGGAGGGTCAGCAGGGTCAACTGTAACCACACCGTACCCACCTTCTGGTAACTCATCTTCAGTGTAGTATTGTGTCCAATCTGGGTTGAATGCCATAAACTCCTTGGCGAGAGGCATATTGAGGTAAAGGGATGAGAACATAAATTGTCCCATATCTGCTCTAATCAAATCCAACCGTTTCTTGCTATATTTCTTTTTATAAAGTGGAATTGTGTTTGCACTGTCAATGTATGCTTTCTTGTCAAACACATCAAACTTTCCAGTCCTCAAAACATGGTCAATTAAGTCGTACCCAGCCCACCTGGTTCCAATCACAAGACGTTCATCAAACTCATTGATAAGAAGAGGAATAGTTAGCTTGTGGAAACCAATTGCCTTCTCAACATCTTCCTTTGATGGCATTGCCTCCTCTCCAGTGAGCTCGTCTTTTTTGGGTGCGACAGTATCATCTTCTACTATTAAGTTAAAGTGACGACGAATGATGTTAGCACCAACTCCGGCCGCTTCAAATGTACCTTCTGGATAATCTACTGGTCGTCTGAGACAGGCACACGAATCTGACCATCTAGTTCGGTTGAAGTTAGGAATAACATCAGGAAAGAATAGGTGATACATAGGATTGTTTTCAACAATATCTCTGGTTGAGTGTACTGTTTTCTGCGCATTTGGAGTTGTATTAGACGATATAAGAGAACGCATAGAAACATCTTTTGTGCCTCTCCAAAGTGGGTAGAGTTGACCAGCTATAGTTGTTTTAAGATGAGTACGGGGTAGGACAAGCAACTTGTTTGGCCCAGAATACTGCAGAAAATTACATAATGGAATAAGAAAATCATCATCCCAATAATCTGGGTCAATAAACATTTGTGCGAAGTAGCTAAAATCACTTAGTAGCAGCGTCCTTATCTTCTCCAGTTTTGGTTGGTTCAAGTTTCCCCTCCTTAAATGCTCTCGCTAACATTGCGATGAACGCTTCCGAAGGTTCGACGAATGCATTAACTCTCAACTTTTCCTCTTTTTGTACTCCAGCCCTATCAAGGATGTCTTTGGCAGCGCTAACTCTAACTGGTCCACTATCACTCTTCAACTCTTCCCTCAAAACTCTTGCTGCCTCTACTGCCGCTCTCTTGATGTCTTCTCTCACCTCTGCTGTACTCTCCACCGTCTTCTCGTCGAGTTCCTTCTCCATTTTTTCTTGTTCCGCAATAAAAACAGGACTGTTAACAATGACACTCGCTCTCGATACACTGTATCCCAACTCTTCTGCAGCATCGCTCAATGTTCTCCCTAACACAATCAATCTCAACAACGCACGGTGTCGAGGCAACAACACTTTGATTTCTTCACTAGCTTCACTCATCTCCGCCCTCTTCTCCCAAAAATTCTGTTTCTAATACCACCAAATCTTGGTTGGATTATAGCTGATTGTCTCTGTTTCTCATTGAATATCTTAATAAAATCCTTTGCTTTCTCTAACATCCAAAAACATACCGGCTCATCATAAAATCTGCCGTCTCCTGGTCCTCTTACGTTCAACTGGTGAGTCTTGAGATTCTGCTGGATTATTAAAACTATTGTATCAGCTCCTGGTGCTGCTTGCTCTTCCTTTGCTTTACCCTCTGGTTGTGGTGCCTTCTCTGGTTCTTTTTTCTGTGCCTCTTCGTTATCACCCATACCACACCTCCTTATAGTATTTGTCCTTAATTTCAATCCTTAAAATTTTAAATCCGAAACTTATAATCAAAACTACCTATATTTTGGCTCATTTTAAGTATATCATACTTTTGCAATTTTGTCAAGTAAAATTTTAAAATTTTTTTCTTACTTACAATGTAGTATTGTGATAGTATTGGTTTAGTATTGTGTAAGTATGAGAAGTTATTTTAGGGTGAGGTAATTACGCACACCTTTGTAAGTGTTTGAAGGGGTATCGGGGGGTGTAGGCATACCCTTTTTAATAGTATTTATAATATAATTATTACACAACTTTGTAGTGTAGTGATGTAATGTAGGAGTATGATGTAAGTATTGTAGGAGTATCGGGCAAGTATTATACTTTCAACAACTAAACTTGTAGTATTGAGATGTTATGTGTCCATAACTTATTGAATATCATAGGTTTAGATGGTGATGTTATGAGATAACTTAACTTTTTCATAACCTTCAACCCATTATCGCTCAATGACTTATATAAAATCTGTGATGTTAAGGAAACCCTCTGTTTGTCCTCTATTGTTGAGCATTGATTTGATTTTATTTTTTATATAACTATATAAGAGAGAAAGACTTACAGCACTTTTTCCTTAACACCCTAAAACACTATCTAAACTCTTGTCGTTCAACGCTTTACAGGTTATGAGTAATCTTATGAGTTATCATAACATTGTGCATAAGTTTAACTCTTACAATCATTTACAACAAATAATTTTTCATAACATCCAAATTATTCATAACTCATTGATACTCAACAACTTCCATCAAATAGTGTGTCAATACTATCTGATACTATTGAGATACTTTGGCAAGAGTAAATCGGTGGTAAGTTTAGAGGCAAAAAATAAGGGGTAGATATTACTACCTACCCCTTGCAGTATAAGGAAAGTATTTATACTTCTTCTATGGTGGATAAGTCCTTTGCCTCTCCTGCTACTGATACTGCTTTGATGTTATGCTTAACTTTCAATGACTCTCTGATACTTCGTTGTACTCTTAAAGTTAAGCCGACATTTGCGTCGTC